GAGATGCCGATGGGACGCGGATCGATGATGCAGCCAGAGATGCCGATGGGGCGTGGAGTTATGCCGCAGCCAGAGATGCCGATGGGGCGTGGAGCTATGCCACAGCCGGAAATGCCAATGAGCCGTGGCGCAATGCCGCAGTCGAATGCACCGATGGACTCAGGTACGGTCGCTCGCCGGGAGGTAATGTCAGGCCGTGAATCAGCCGTTCGCCCAGAAATGCCGACGAATTCCGGTTCTATGAATTCATCCTGTGATATCGATCAGTTTCCGGTAGGCATGGCATACGTTCCGTGGCAGCGCTGGCAGCAGGTCTATCCGGTTGAAAAAGCAATGAACAGAGGGACAATTTTCCCGGATCTGGATAAACCGTTTTCCATGGGGAGGTGCAGATAATGGCAAATACCGATATGAACTGCAGCGCTCTGCTTCAAGCAGTCTATGAGGCGAGCTTCGCTATGGACGATGTGATTCTCTATTTGGATACTCATCCCAGTGATCAGGATGCGCTGAATTACTACCAATATGTATCAGATTTACGGAAACAGGCAATGGATGCCTATGAGGCTCAGTGCGGCCCGCTGATGTTTGACGAAGTCCGGTCCGATAATTACTGGACCTGGGTCAACAATCCGTGGCCTTGGGAAGGAGAGTGCGGCTGATGTGGAGATATGAAAAGAGATTACAGTATCCGGTAAATATTACAACACCGAATCCGAAGATGGCGACGTTTATTATGAGTCAGTATGGTGGCCCAAAATGCATAAACCTATAGGAATGCCCGGAAAACCTTGTGTTTACAAGGAATTCCGGGGTTTTATATATATTGTTATTTACTAAAAAATGGAGTATTATGTCAACTGGAAATAGCCTGATAATCTGTGACGATCAGCTAAGCATAGTAGTAGAAATGAAATTCATTCATCTGACGGTCGAAAACAATTTTTTTTATAATTCTACGAACGGCATTTCCCTTGGTGACGTTGTCTATATCCGGATCCATTAGTAAATCATAAACTGTAGTGATTCTTTTTAAGATTTCCTGCATGTCAGGACCTTCCGGTTCGTCTGGAGTTTCTTTTAGCTGTTCCAACTCATCAAGAATATGGGTGCGCTCATCCTGCAGCCGGAGTTTGTTTGCTTTATATTCCTCCAGCGAATCGATTCCGCTTTCATAGGCATCTTTTACACGCCTCTCTTTCATGGCTACTTTTTCTAATGCTTCCGAGAGTCGGGACTCTTCACTAATCACCTTCTGATCTGGTTTTCGTATGTATTCATACTGCACAGACTGATCTGCCATTACCTGCCGGAGGGAGGTCAGAACAGCTTCCTCTGCCTTTTTGACTGATACTGAACAGGATTCTCTGTGAACGCCCTTTCCATATTTCCAGCACTGAAAGAAATCCGGCCGTTTCTTTTGATCATTCGAGCGATTGTAGGAAAGGCTTGCGCCGCAGACGCTGCATTTTAATATGCCGGACAGCCAGTGCTGGCAGGATGAGGTTTCCCGCCGGCTTTTGGGCCTGTATTCTTCTTTAATACGTTGCTGATTTGATTCAAATATATCAGTGATCGATGGCCGCGTCTCATGGGCCCCCTGAAATTTAATACCGTTCCAGACAACAATGCCATTGTAGAATTCATTGACGAGGATTCGGTAAATACCGCGGCGGTCAAATCGATTTCCACGTTTAGTGCGAAAACCCATGTCGTTTGCCTCCCGGGCAATGGCAGTCATGTCTTTGCCTTTATGAAAAGACTGGTGGATGAAATCAACAATTACGTATTCCTTTTCAACGATGATAAAGGGCTTTCCTTCACCTACAGCTGCATATCCCAGGCTGGGTGAACACTGATAGCCTTCTCGTAATGCTTTTTCCGTCATACCACGCATGACCTCTCCAGAGAGGTTGAAGGAGTAGTACTCGTCAAACCATTCGATAATACTTTCAATGAGACGACCAAACATGCCATCTGCAATTGGTTCAGAAACACTTTTGATCTCGACGCCGCATTTCTTGCGGAGAACGCTTTTATAAAATACACTCTCGTCCTGATTTCGAGCAAAACGTGAAAACTTCCAAAGATAAAGCCGCTTGAAAGGGCAGGGCTGCGTTTTGGCCGTGGCCACCATGCGTTGGAATTCTTGCCGGTTGTCTGCCCGGCGTCCGGAAACACCTTTTTTCTCTATGTAAACAAATTCTTTGGGTATGACATAGCCATCAGCCTTTGCTGACTCCAGAATGACGCGGAGCTGTGCATCGGGGGACAGTTCTGTCTGATCATTTGTACTGACGCGGATATAGGCAGCACCTATTTCCACGGTGGATTGGGTGGTCATGATATCATCTCCTTGGTCTAGTGTATTAAATTTGGGTATAAAAAATACGCCCCTTGCCAGGACGCTTCGGAAATGATATAATTTCATTGTTGAGATGGATTATATCTTCCGGGCGTGCCTGGTAAGAAGAAATCTATGTGAAAAGCTCTGGGAGTTGGTAGCTCCTGGGGCTTTTTGCTGTATAATTTTGATATAACGAAAAAGACCCCACATTACTGTGAGGTCTTTTGATAATAACTTCTGTCTTCTTTGATGCCCTATAGGCGCTGTTGAAGGAACTAAAGTTCACTTCTGTGAAGTTATTATACAACAGAGTATGCTCACAGTCAAGAAAATAATACTAAAATACAAATAATTCTTTGAGTTTTGCATTTATCTTATCGAGTGCTTCAGGTGATAATCTTATTCCAGATAGGACACCTCGAGCATTTCGAGGGTCATAAATCCGCATTTTGCTTACTGTAGTAATCTGGTCAACTAGTGCGATACTTCCTGTTTTCATACGCTTTATCTCAAGTCCAATTTTTCTGAATTGTTCGGAAGCTGATTTGTTTTGTTGAGATTTTTTAATCCAGTCTTTTTGGAGCTGCTTGGCCGTATCCAAGTATCTACGAGCTTCCTCTAAAGTTTGTTCTTGTAAAGAGGGCTCAGATTCATACAATTCCAATTTTAAATCAATGGCTTTTAAAATGGAATCAAATAGTCCTATCATATTCTCAATCTCTTTTTTTTCAGCCTGCAAATTTTGAGAAAGAGTATCGTGTTTTAATTTCAAATTACGATAAAGCTCATTTCCAAGATACACATCGTTGGGGTGTGATTTATTTCCATCTTTTTGAGAGGTTAATGGGATAACAGTCAAAACAGAGGAATTCCTTGGATTATGATTATTTATTACAATCGCATAATGTAATCCGCCATATTCGCTGCCAACATTAAAACCGAAGTTTACTTTTATTACATCCCCTCTTTTGTAAGATTTTAATTTGGTTGAATCAAAAGCATCTTCTTCGCGTATGTACTCAAAAAATGAATCGAGCCAATATGACAATAAAGAAGCTTTTTTCTGTAAGTGAGAATCGGATGATTCTAAAAAAGAAGTTAACAGTTGATCTAGTGACTTAACAATATTATCTTTACGAATAAAGAGTTCTTCATTTGTGAAATCTTTGGACAATATTCTTTCACCTCCTCATTTTATTAAAAAGCCATAGGCTATTTTAATCCCATTTTTTGGTACATCCGATATAATGATGCATATTTCGGTGATAATGGCAATCCGGCCTTTAGTGTTCGTCGAATGTCTGCATATATTTCTTTAGGTGTAAGCTCATAATCCCCTTCTTCCTCAATTTCTTCACTATTCGTATTCGCGTGGCATACCTTCTCCATAAATAATTCCAACTGTCTTTCAGGTGCAGAAGGCCTATGGGTTGTCTGTGCTATGTTTTTATACCATTCCCTATAATCCACCAAAGCCTTATTTGACGCTTTGTAAGAAAGACCAAAGATTTCGTGAATTTGGTCAGCAGTTTCGCATCTATATTTGTGGATCATGATACGCGGAGCCAGAAAGTGGCTGGCAAATTCATTGGCCTCATCATCATTTTCTTTTGTATCCCCATTATGACTCAATAAAATGTGGCCCACTTCATGCATCAGAGTAAAACGCTGACGGCGAACGTATGGGAAAGAATCATTATAGTAGATTTTTCCTCTTAGCTTAAATGCATCATCACTTACTTTGTAACATTCGCGTTCTTTTATTTCTGAAAGTTCAGAATACCTATATAGAGGTATCTTTAATTTTTTTATTACATCAATGCAATCAATAGGAAAATTTTTAATATTACAGGTTTCGTAGACATCTAAAATAATACGTGAAACCTCACAATGCTCCAAACAAATCACTCCTTTAATCATCATCAGATAACAAAGTTCTAATGATGTCCTGTTTTTGTTCGATCGTGAGTTTTTTTCCATTTCGGGCAATAAGGCTTTGGATATCTTCATAGGTTGGCTCATATACGGTTTGTGATGATCCTCTTGCCATTTCATCAAGCTCTTCAACTGTAATTCCTAATTCTTTACATATTGAAATTACAATATTAACACTTGCACCGCCAACACCTCTTTTTAATATCGAATAGAGTGTGCTTTCGGATAAACCGCATTTCTCTGCAAATGCCCGTTTACTCATCCCAGTTTCGGAAATCAGTTTTTCTAAAATTCTAGCTTTCTCCATTATCCCACCTCGCTTCTATAACCTTATTATACGCGCAATCACGTAAAAAGTAAATAGAAATATGCGCAAAAGTGCAAAAGAGTTAAAAATAGCAAAAAAATACGCGCAGTTGCGCGAAAAAGTTCTTGACAATACACGCAAATGAGCGTATATTACAACTATGGTCAGCGCAATTGCACAAAAGGAGGTGATAAAATGTATAAAAACCTTTTAGACACTATGTCTAATAAAAAAATTACATTTACGCAGATTTCAGAACTTCTTCATTGCCAACTAAGAACGGTGTCAGAGAAAAGCAGGGGAGTGGTTCAAAGCGAGTTCACTGTTACTGAAGCGTTATTAATTAAGCGGGTCTTTTTCCCAGAGTATGATATTGACTGGTTATTTGAAAAAGAAGAATTAAGTGCCTGATACGAACGTACGTTCGATATTTTCAATATACCACTATCGTACATAAGTGTCAATGGGAAGATGAGAAAGGAGCGTGAGAGTAAGATGGGGGGAAAAGAAAAGAAGAAACCGCATATCACTATGGTCTGGATAGCAATTGCGGTTCTTTCGATTAATCAGGCTGTCGGGGCGTATCAGGATTATCAGATACATCAGCGGCTTCGGAATCAGATTCAGGCACTTCAAGAACAGAATTTGAATCTGTTGCAACGAATGAATAATTCTCTGGCTGAGTATTTAGGCAATCAATTAACGCAGTTACCGACAAATTAAGTTTTTCTAATGATTCGGTGTATTTTTCAAATTGAACTGTTTCAGCTTGCGAGCTTATGGCATCGGCAGAACTATCAATATTGTGAAAATGGATAGTTAACCATACCCCAAACAAAGCAATAATGTTTGGCAATATATAGGATAAAAAGAATTCCAGTGTTATGCGCCGTTTGGAAATTGGGCTTACAGTAGCAAGGGGGATATCACATTCATATTCCTCTTCATTAATAAGGGAAGTGTACAATTCTTCAGGAACTTCGACATGGTCGCTATAAAAGGATATATTTTGTAGTGCTGAAGAAAAGTCAACAGAAAAATGGGAGCTAATATCTATCAAATTTTGCTGAATATTTTTTGTTAAATCTTGAATAACAGAATCATTGACGGCTAAAGTATCACGAATACCAGAGACAAGAGATGCGTTCCATACCTCTTGCATCTGCCGGACAGGTGCAGTTAAAGCATCAAGTTGGGCTTGCAGTTGGATAGCCATATCGTTTTGCAGAGAGATAGTCATTGTTTGTGCTATCGAGCGTTGAAATTCTAAAAGAGCCGGTTGGAAAGCCGATGAGGGGGCTAATAAGGATGGCTTAAAGCTATCAACCAATGACATATTAATTCTTTCTAAGGAAGATTGAAATGCAGTTAGTGCAGCAGTGATTGATTGATGATTATTATTCATAATGGCATACTTCTTTCTTTTGTATTCCGGTGGCAGCCGGTAAGACAATTATAGAACGGAGAAAGCCAGAAATCAACAGGCAACAAGTACAACCAGTTATACATACAATCTACCAGAGAGGGGTGGTGATGTGGAAAAATACAGGATTGTAAACTACATCGAGGTAGACGGAGAGGATATTCCAATGGAAAAGCTTTCTGAGGAAAAAAGGAGTAAACTCCCCTGTTTATTAGCTGACAAAATGATGATATCAGCAGGATACAAAAGGAAGACCGCCTGAGGGCGGGACTGATGGACAAGTAGTGAGAGGATAAAAAATGCAGAAGTACATTGACAACCTCGACGACTTCGAGGACGACAGCCGGCCGCCGATTTTGGACTGGGTGGAATGGCTGGTACCGCGGATTATTGCGGCGGGAGGGATTATGTTGATACTGTTGATATGCGCGTCGCTGGAGGCACTGTGAGAGGAGGTGAAGGTGATGAAACGGGGTAATATAGATTCGGCAATTGAATACTTAAAACGTGATCCATGTATGGATAATACACGCTCGGCAGTGAATTTTATGCTTGGCTGGTTTGGAAACGAAGCAGAGAATTGCGAGCGGTCGTACGTATCAGCCGATCTGAAAAAGTTGTTCCAGGCAATCGTGGATATTGAGAAAGAAGAAAAAGAAACCCAGACGGGTGGAGCCGTCCGGGAATCAAGGTAACTACTAACAATTTTACACTCCTATTATATCAGAGGGAACAGGAGATTTCAAGATGAAAGAAAGATATCACAGGCTTTGGGTATCTCTAAGAGAGCAGCTGACAGATCAGGAAAATAGCAAGGGTGGCGAAATATATTCGGCCAAGTCCGATGTGCTGCATGAGGTTCTGACATTGATGGCCAAAATGGAGGCCGCGCAATTTCTGGAGGATTGAACGATGGTAAAAGCAAAAGATTTAAAGGTTGGACAGGTTGTCCGGTTGGAATGCGGAGATGCCGGAAATTGGGGAAACTTCGAAGTTGATAAGATTACTGCCCTGGAGGATTCCGTGGACGTACTCTGCCATTATGGAGTGATACATATGGAGTTTTCATGGGAAACGGATAAGATGCTGGAGGTGATCGAGTAATGGCAAAGGTGATTGGTATTATGGGAGAGTCTGGATCCGGCAAGACTACGTCGATGAGAAACCTGGATCCGTCTGTTACCTTTTACATTGATTGTGATAAGAAAGGCCTGTCATGGAAGAACTGGAAGGAGCAGTATCAGGAGGAGAAACATAATTATTTTAGGACAGATTTGCCGTCTACAGTGCTGAATCTGCTGCAGAAAATTCAGGATCAGGAGAACATGAGGCACATTCAAACAATCGTGATTGATACCATCAATGGAATTATGGTGGGAGAAGAAATGCGTAACATTAAGGTTAATGGATATGGGAAGTGGACAGATCTTGCCTCCTACATATATGGAATTGTTGATTATGCCCTGACCATGCGTGAGGATCTAACCGTGATTATTCTGTGCCATTCGGAAACCATTTCTGATGATAACGGCTACGTGTTTACCCGGATTAAAACCAATGGCAGAAAGTTGGACAAGATAGTGCTTGAAAGCAAACTGGCTACCGTGCTGTATGCAGTTCAGCACGACGGCAAATACGTTTTCAAGACCCACGCAGATAATTCTACAGCAAAAACTCCATATGGAGCATTTGAGGCGGACGAAATAGAGAATGATATTGTAAAAGTTCTGGAGACACTGCAGGAGTATTAATTCTAGAAAGTTTTACCTGGAATACAAAAAATAAGACAAAGAAGGGATAGAAAAAATTATGAGAAGATTAGGAAAGAGTTACGAAGAGGCGCAGGCATATACGGATGGAGAAAAGTTGCCGGTTGGCGGATATGTTCTCAAAATTGAGAACTTAAGATATGAGGAAGGGGTCAATGGGAATTCAGATGTGATTGTCTTCCAATTCGATATAGTCGAAGGGACTTATGCCGGATTCTTCCGAAAGAATTATGAAGAAAATACGCAGGAAGATCGAAAATGGAAAGGAACTTACCGTTTATATGTTCCAAAGGATGATGGAAGCGAGAGGGATGGCTGGACCGTCAGAAAGTTCAAAACGGTCATGAATGCCTTTGAGGATTCTAATAGTGGATATCATTGGAATTGGGATGAAAACACATTGAAAGGGAAGGTGATTGGTGGAATATTCAATGAAAAAGAGTATGAGTTCAGCGGCCGACACGGCTTCTTTACAAACTGTTATGGTTTCTGCAATGTTGAGAAAATCAGAAGCGGGAATTATAAAGTGCCAGAGCCGACTTTGTTGAAGAATCGTCCAGCCGGTACCATCTCTTCTGCTAATGAAGAATTTATAAATGTCCCGGAAGGAGCGGAGGAAGCCATCCCGTTTTAACTTATGAATAATTTTGAGATACAGAGCTGCCTTGATTCTATGGAAATAATCGTGGATACCAGAGAACAGCCAACACAGAGAGCCAGGGCACGATATGCCCAATTCTCTGTGCCATATAAACGCTGTACATTGGATTATGGAGACTATACCTATAACTTTAAGCTGCCGGGCGGAGAATGGCTGCATGGGCTTGCTACAACGCTTAAACCGTGTGTTGTAGTGGAGCGGAAGATGGATCTGGGAGAGTTGAGTCAGAATTTTACCAGGAACAGAAGGCGGTTCGAAGAAGAGTTTGAAAAAGTGAAAGCAATCGGTGGAAGAATCTATCTGCTGGTGGAGAACGCCTCCTGGGAAAATCTTCTGAATGGAAAATATAAGAGTCAATTCAATCCCAAAGCTTTTACAGCCTCTGTTACAGCGTATATGGCCCGCTATGGAGCTGGGGTGATATTTTGTAAGGAGGAGAGCAGCGGACGGATCATAAAGGAAATCTTGTACCGAGAGTTAAAAGAGAGGCTGGAAAGAGGGGAATATGATGGCGGAAGGCTGGGTAAAACTTCACAGGAAACTGATGGACAATGATTTGTGGAAAGAGAAGCCCTTCTCCAGAGGACAGGCCTGGGTAGATCTGATTATGCTGGCAAGTCATAAAGACAAAGAATTTCTGTTTGACAGCGTCTATCTGCCAATCTACAAAGGTGAAATCATCACCAGTAAACGGAAGCTGGGGACTCGCTGGGGGTGGTCAAATTCCAAGGTAGATAAGTTTTTATTTGAGCTGGAAAAAGTGAAAATGCTGTCCGTAAAAAGCGACACGAAAAAGAGCACCCTGAAAATTACAAATTACGAGCAGTATCAAGGCTTTGACAGTATCTACGAGGTTGAGAAAACGACAGGAAAGGCGACACGGAAACGTCAGTCAAACGACACGCAGGCGACACCGAAGCGAACAATCAATAATGTAAAGAATATAAAGAATGAAAAGAATATAAAGAAAAAAGATATTGCGCCTGCGGCGCTTCCTTCGGAGATGACGGAACTGCAGAGAGAGGAACTGGAGCTTTTGGGATATCTGGTCGGGGAGCGGGAGTATACTGCGGAGGAACTGCAGAAAATGGGGTATGAATGATGGTATACGAGTTTAGTCGGGAAGATGCGTATCGGTTTCGGAGTCATGTGGGAATTCAGGCAAAGGAAAAGGGGAAGGAACTGGAGTTTCTATTTTGTCCGTATTGCTATGGCGGAAAGAAAAAGGACAAGTCTACTTTTTCCATTAACTTAAATACCGGACAGTTTGAGTGTAAGCGAGCCAGCTGTCAGGTGAAGGGAAATATGATTACGCTTTCGAATGACTTTGACTTCTCTCTATCCGAGGATATGGACCGGTATCTGAACAGAAATGGGTATAACAACCGGTTTCGAAGATTTAAAAAGGCACGGATCACGGTTAAGGATCGGGCAGTTGAATATTTACAGAAGCGCGGAATCTCGGAACAGACGGTTAAGAAATACCAGATTACAGTGAGAGGAGATTCTGAAAATATCCTGGTTTTTCCGTTCTTCGATGAGAAGGGAGAGCTGCGGTTTATTAAATACAGAAAGATGGATTTTGATAAGGAGATGGATCGATCCAAGGAGTGGTGCGAAGCGAACTGTATGCCGATTCTGTACGGAATGAACCAGTGCACGGACCGGAAGAGGCTTGTGATCACGGAAGGCCAGATTGACAGCCTTTCGCTCGTCGAGGCTGGGATAAAGAATGCAGTCAGCGTTCCTACCGGCGCCAATGGATTTACCTGGATTCCTCACTGCTGGGACTGGGTAAATCAATTTGAGGAGATTGTGGTATTCGGGGATTACGAGAACGGGAATATTACGCTGGTAGATACGATACAGAGAAGATTTTCCCATAAGAAGGTATTGGTTGTCTGGGAAGAGGATTATAACGGCTGCAAGGATGCAAATGAGATTTTACAGAAGTTCGGGAGGCCATCGGTTGCATTTGCGGTTGAACATGCGAGGATGCTGCCGGTAAAGCAGATCAAAGAACTGGCCGATGTGGAAGCGGTGGATATCGAGGCCATGGAGCACATTAAAACCAATATTCCTGAAGTAGACCAGCTGATTAATGGCATGTATTTGGGCCAGCTGATTCTTTTGACCGGAAAAAGGGGGGAGGGAAAGTCAACCTTCATGAGCCAGTTAGTTGCAGAAGCTCTGGAGCAGGAATATAACACATTCATTTACTCAGGGGAATTGGTGGATTTTCATTTTAAGAGGTGGCTGGATTTACAGGTGGCAGGAACTCATTTGAAATACCAGAGGTTGGCAAACGGAAAAGAAACTTACTCTATATCGGATGCAAATATCAATAAAATTAATTCCTGGTATCGGGGAAGAGCATTTATCTATGATAATTCAGTAATCGATGGAGAGGAGTTGGAGGATTTACTTACCGTTACAGAGACCGCTATTAAGCAGTATAATGTGAAGTTTATCTGTATTGATAATCTTATGACGGCAATGGAGGTGACGGCCAGAGATGATTTATATCGGGCTCAGAGCGTGTTTGTCGGAAAGCTGTCCAAGCTGGCTAAGGCTTATAATGTTGTGATTTTGCTGGTAGCTCATCCGAGAAAAGTGTCTGGGAATATTTCAAACGATGATATCAGCGGTAGCGCGGATATAACAAATAAGGTTGACGTGGTGATGTCCTACTCCAGAGATGATGGAGACGATAATCCGGATAAACGTCTGTTCCGCGTAACAAAGAATCGTTTGACTGGACGGCTGACGGAGGAAAACAACCCAGTTCCATTGTATTATTCTTCCTGCAGCAAGAGAATTGTCGGGAGCGATAAGGTGTTTAATAGGGAATATGGGTGGAGTACACTGGCAGATGGATTTGATGAGGTGGAGGATATCAATGCCTATGTCAGCTTTGATTAGGAGGAAGGATGACGAATGAAGAGGTATCAGCGGTCTTGAGAGATTGCCAGCAGTTCTGGATCAGATGGCGGAACGATATACCGTTTCCGGAATCAGACAAATGGCAGGAGATAACAAAGGAGGCCGCACAGATTATAGAAAAGTATGGAAAATACAATGCTGAAAGAGCTGTTGATGGAATGTTGAAGCATAAGGAAGAATATGTGGCAGGGCCTTTAGTGTTTTGGTTTCTTGATGAATTGGAGCGGCGGAGTAAAGGGATATCTGAGTCATAACGAAAGGAGGCCGGAGCGGTGGCCACCGTAACGGGATATCCCGGCTCCTTTCAAAGATGGAAAAGAAAGAATTAACCACCGAAGAGTGGAAAGCAGAGAAGAAGAAAAAGAAAGCTCAGATGGCAGCCATGCAGGCATTGCCTTATGAGGTAAAAATAAAACGGGCAGAATTACGCGCCCATGAGTTTATCGACGAATTGAACCGGCGTGGCCTGAATGCTCATGTAAGCGTGGGCGGGTTAGACAGTATTGTATTAGACATATTCCTGCGAAGTATTGAGATTGATGTCCCTGCCATATCCGTATCATCTCTGGAGGACAAGAGTATTCAGCAGGTACATAGAGCACTAGGAATTGAATTCGTAAAACCGGAAAAAAGCAAGGTTCAGGTACTTAATGAGGTCGGTTTCCCGGTGATCAGTAAGAAGATAGCCGGACGGATCGATACACTTCAACACCCCACAGAAAAGAATAAGACGGTCCGCCATGCGATTATTACCGGAGAATGCGGGGAACAGGGACATTTTGCGAAGAACAGCCGTATGCAGATGCCGAAGAAGTGGTTGAAACTGTTTGGAGGTTATGAAAACGAGAATGAGGGAGTGAATTATCAGATTCCAGATTTCCCAGTATCCAATAAGTGCTGTCTGTATATAAAAGAGCAGCCATGTGACAAGTGGGCCAAAGAACATAATAGCCGTCCATTCTTGGGGCTAATGGCATCAGAGGGAGGACAGAGGGAAGAGGCACTGACAGATCATGGGTGTAATTATTTTGGGAAAACAGTAATCCGGAGCGCTCCGTTCACACCATTTTTGAGACAGGATATACTAACGCTGGCAATAGAGATGGATAGATGGTATCACGAGCATCTGGATATTTTTGAAAGAGCATTCCATGAACAACCATATGGACGAAATCATGACGGTAGCCTGAAAGAATATCAACCAGTAGAATCCATTATTCCTGAAATTTATGGAACCATAGAAAAGAATCAAGATGGAGAATTACATACAACGGGAGCACAGAGAACAGGGTGCAGCATGTGTGGGTTCGGTATTCACATGGAAAAACGGCCTCACCGGTTCGACCAGCTGCGAGTGCGTAATCCGAAGGAATGGGAATTCTGGATGTACCGATGTTGTACGGATCAGAAGACCGGTGAGAAATATGGCTGGGGTCGAGTATTGGATTATATCGGTGTAGCCTGGGAAGATGAGTGGAGGCCGGGACTCGTGGAAAAAGGAAAAGAAAAGAAAAAAGAAAAAATCATTTGTAGTTTTTGCGGAAAAGATATTAAGTACGAAGAACCAATCAAGATAAAAACAAAGCGTGGAAGCAAAATATGTCTTCACTGGGATTGCTTTAAATGTGGACTCTAATACAACAAACGATCATTTAAATAATAAAAGGAGTTGATCAAATGTTAAAACAGATGGACGAGATGGTATCCGGCCTGGCAGATGCACGGCGTAGGACCAGGCGAATCACGAGGTACTGGGGCCGGACTATGAAAATGGTCATTGTAGCAATTACGATGCCGATCTGGGTGATTCCGTATTCGATATACAGAAGGAGACGCCATGGATAGAAAAGAAGAACATGCAATAACTCTTCAGTCGGCACAGGCCAGAGCGGCAAAGCAGGAATACATACTGAAAGGCCCCAGGCCAGAGACGCATAGTGCGACGATGCCGGCCTACTGTTATACCGCAATGTGTCCGGATCCGGAGCTGCGGGAGCCGATCTGGAGGAGGCACAGACGTCAACCGAGTATCAGGGCCGCGAAGGTGGAAAGGATCTGCCTGATCTGCCGGAAGCGATGGCCGGCGGAATGTAGCCGGAAAAATTGTGATTGTGAGAGGCAGGGGCATTTGTATGCGATTGGGGGTTATAATCATCCGAGGATAGGGGGTGGAACCAGTGGCAAGACGTAAAATATATGCAATATACGAAAATGGCGTGCTACTGGGCCACTACACAAGCAAGGAGGCATCTCTTAAAATCGGGGTACCATGCGCAACTATATCAGCCTATGCATCGAGTGGGGCTAAGTGCCAGGGAAGATATACTATGGAGGTCGTAGGGGTATGTGATACCGATGAGGAGGCGTGGATAGATGCATGGGCTGAGGCGTGGGATCAGGTGAGACAGGAGATATTGACAGCGGGGAGGTGAGGCAGATGGACAAAGAAGTTCTGGAGCAGTACATAGATGCCTGTGAGCTGATTAAGGAGACTGAGGCAGATATCCAGAGGGTAAAAAAACAGCGCAAGACGATTATTCAGGATTCGGTCAAAGGTTCCATGCATGATTTCCCTTATGCCGCACAGAGTTTTAAGATTCAGGGTATGACCTATTCAGCCGTAAGAGAGCCGGGAGCACTGGCAGCGTATGAGCATCTGCTGGAGGAGCGCAAGGCCCAAGCAGAGGAAATCAAAATACAGGTTGAGGCATGGCTGAATACGATCCCACAGCGGATGCAGCGGATAATTAGGTTAAGTATTTTTGAGAAAAAGTCATGGGGAGAAGTGGCTATTAGAATGGGACGTAAAGCAACAGCGGACAGCGTCAGGAAAGAATATGAGCGTTTTATAGAAAATAATTAAAGTTTGTCCGTTTTGTCCACAATGTCCGTTTTGGAAATGTTATAGTATAGACTGGAAGATCTGAAAAACGGATTTCCTCCCCCAATTGACGGCTGCCGGCTTTTATCGGTCGGTGGCTGATTTATCTTCCATAATTCATGTTTCTCCTTTGACTGAGTTCTTACAAATATGTAAGGGCTCTTTTGAACAATACGTATAATATGTATTAAAACTATTGACAATACGTACTACACGTGCTATAATTATAACATAAGGAGGACAGAGATGAGGTTCAGAGAAGTCGAGAAAATGATATTACAAGATGGCTGGTATGAAGTAAAACAAGTTGGTTCTCATCATCAATATAAACACCCAACTAAGAGCGGAAAGGTTACAATACCAGAGCATAAGGGCAAAGACATTAATATGACCGTTGTAAAATCAATACTCAAGCAGGCGGGGCTGTAAAGCCCCAAATGCCTGTGCTAAAAAGGAGGAAAATCATGAAATTAGTTTATCCTGCAATATTTACACCTTATGAAGATGGAAGCGGAGGTTATGCCGTTGAGTTTCCGGATCTGCCCGGTTGTGTTACTGGTGGAGATGATATGGCAGAAGCGATCTTTATGGCAGAAGATGCTGCCAGCGGCTGGGTACTCACAGAACTGGAGGACGGCAAGAAGGCGCCTAAAGCGTCAGAGTTCGGAGGCATTAATACAGAGTCTGGCCAGTTTGTGAATATGGTTGCTTTGGATATGGACGCCTATGCCGAAAAGTATGGGAGTAAGGCGGTAAAGAAAACCCTTACGATTCCGGCATGGCTGAATACCTACGTGGAAGAAAATAATATTAGTTGTTCAGCTGTTTTACAAGATACGTTAAGTAAAATGGCGCAAGCGTCGATGCAATAAATTGTAGAACCTCATTTTGAGCACTCGGTTATATCGGGTGCTCTTTCCATGAATTTCTGGTATTATGCAAAACAGAACGTATGTTCTATACTAGATATACAAAAGCCATTGTCATAATTTGGAATACTTTCCCAGTAGACTTGTGATATAATAAAGAAAAATGTCGATTGGGAGGGCATGATTTATGACGAGTAAATCATATACAAGAAAAGTTCGAATAGAATATTATCAAGTAGTAAGCGCGCCAAAGAGTATGGAAAGCTGTAATCTGGATATTTTGTTCGATTTCGAAAAATTATTAGAGATTGCTGATAAAATGAGTTTGGCTGAAAGAACATACGATTATTATCAAGAAGAGGCCAGATTAGATAAAATTAAATTTAAAAAAGCATATAATTGTTGGTTCTTGAATTTTATTCGGCTTAGACAAACGAAGATTCCTTCGAGAGCAAAAAGAAATGTAGAAGCAACTCCTATAAGACTGGCTGATGATGAATATATTGGAGAAGAGGTTACTGCAGTTTATGATGTAGATAATCATATCCTAATATTACAAAGAAATAGAGATAGCTTAAGTTCTACAGCTATTGAAATATATCTCAGCAAACTATACAATTCAGATAGTAGAGATATATTTTTAAGACCCATAAAACCATTAGATTTAGATGAGCGGCTAAATAGAGCAAGAATTTATAGGAAACTTACGATGAAATTTGCTAATATTCCTACAAGTGCATTTAAAGGAGAACAAAATGGTTCCTTTAAAAAACTTATTGATTATTTTGGAAGATTTGGAGCTTTAGCTGCAACAGTTACTATTTCTTTAGGGCATATTCAAAAAGCAAGTCTTGATGCGGAAACAATACATGAGACTGTGAATATTCTAAAGGATAATGAAGGGTTAGTTTCATCGGCAGAGTTAAACATAAAAAATAGTGAAGTTGATCCAGTAGATATCATTGATTTATTTGCAATGAAAAGTCATGATTTTATTTATGTAAAAATAAAAAGGCTGGAGACTATTGATTATTTAGATATGGCAGAGGAAATTAATATAAGATATAGAAAAAGCAGGGAAACTTTATTAGAGTGTTTAAATAAGGAGTAGAGTAGGTGATGCTAATGCTTAATAAATATCTAAATAAAAATAACGATTTGTTGTGGACTACTTATGAGCATTGGTATCCATTTGTTTATAGTATTGTAGCAGTTATAATATATAATGTCTTTTTTAAAACAATAAGTATACAAAATATGGATAATGTTTTAAATTCAGTCGTTAGTTTCGCTTCAATATTAATAGGCTTTTTGGGGGTAATAATAACACTGCTATTTGGACAAATAAAAACGACTATTGTGCGCACTCTTTTTTGTCTTCCACAATATAAAGCTTCTTTGGAAAAATATTTTATAAGAAGCTGTCAGACCGGCTTTTTAATAATTATATTATCAATATGTATGTTTTTTAAATCTGAAATTTTACAATTATGGAGAATGGAAGATGGTAAGCAGGAAATTAACACTATCTTTAATAGTATTTGGTTATGGGTATTATTATATTTCCTATTAACTTCATATAGAGTAATCTCCATAACAATGAAAGTGATTTTTTTGTCCATAGAAGATAGTAATGATGACGAAAGTACTTTAGATGATGATCAAAGAAAAAAACTTAGAGATAAATATTCAGAATGATTTATTTTAGAGAGCACCTGCCGGAAGATGGGTGTTTTCTTTTGTTGGATTTTGGTGTATGATAAAAGAAAATGGAAGGAGTTACATATAGTTATGGAATTCGACACAAAGCAGAAAGTTTTGTTGGCAATTTATTTGGAGTATCAAAAAGATATTCCTGATATGTCCAGTATAAAAGCTGAGACGGTAGGCGTGGATCGCAAAGTGTTTGATATAGCTTTGGATAAACTAGATAACGAGCAGCTAGTGAAAGGCATAAAATTTTCAAGAGGATCGCAAAATGAAGTGTTAATGGCATTTATAGATACCGCTAAGATGACCACAAAAGGTTTGCAGTACGTGGAAACAAAATTAGATATTCAGCCAGAGAAAACAGGATTGGAGAAAGTCAAGGAGGTTAGCCAAAAGGCAGCAACATGGGGGTGGAATGAAGCTAAAGATTTTGCAGCCAAAGTGCTATCAGAATTAATTCAAAGTCAGGCATAAATAATAATTCAGGACTACCCACCAATGGCTCTTTTTCTATACCCAAAACAAACAAAGAGAAAAGGCCGCCTATTCGGCCGCCTCATCTCTGCAAAGTTCGTCCAGGGTAATGCCCAGAGCATCGGCCAGTTTAATCATGGTTGATACCCGGCCGTCGTCCCGCCGTTCCAGATCTTCGATGGTTCGCTGGGGAACATCAGCCAACTCCGAAAGAGCACGGAGTGATAAACCTTTGCTGTTTCTGATTTGTTTAAGTTTCATAGTAATACCTCCTAAAATAAGATTAGAATTAGGCCTATAACGATTACGATAAGCCATAGAACAGAGAAAACAAGAATCAGTAAGTTTTTAGCAGTTTTTTTCATGTTGTTTTCAGAATGGAAATGTGTTATATTTTAGGTGGGGAGGTTTCCCTCCCCGTTGATTAATGGAAGCTTTCTACAATCATTTTAATGACTGCTAAGAAAGTTCCGATTTCCAAGGCAAGCTGTGTAAGTGCTCGAACCACTTTTATTAGCTTGCCTATTTGTTTTTCCATTCTGACCACCTCCTTTCTATGGTTTAATTATACCACGTATATACGTGGTAGTCAAGCATAAAATGTATATTTTGTAAATTTTTTTCGCATCTATCACAAGCGGTAGGTGCTTTTATTTTACCCGAAAGGAAGTGAGTCTGATGGCATTAACACCCAAACAGAAAATATTTGCCGACGAATATCTAATTGACCTTAATGCCACCAGAGCCTATAAGATGGCATATCCGAAGGTAAAGAAGGATGAGGCAGCAAGGGCAAATGGAAGCAGGTTGCTAACAAATGCTAACGTTGCATCTTATATTGACAAGCGTATAAAGGACCGGGAGAAACGCACGGAGATCACTCAGGATCGCGTGCTGCAGGAACTGGCAAAGATCGGCTTTGCTGAGGTCACCGATTTCGTTACCATAGAAGGCCATTCCGTCAAAGTAAAAACAACGGATCAGATGCCTCGTGATAAACTAGGTGCCATTGCAGGAATCAAAGAAGGAGCGAATGGTATTGAGATTAAGCTCAACGATAAAGAGAAGGCCCTGGAGCTAATCGGCCGGCATTTAGGCATGTGGAATGATAAGGTGGAACTGTCAGGTGAAGTAAAGACGAACAATCCATATGAAGGATTGACGACAGAAGAATTGAAGAAGCTGGTCCATGGTGGATAGAGCGGACATAATCAGGGGAGCTCAATGCGAATTAGCCCGCAGGGAGTTCTTTTTTTATTGCCATTTGAAGGCGCCGGACTTTTACAAAGAGGACCGGAAGTACCTGATAGATCTCTGTAAAGCCTTCCAGGACTTCGTACAGTCTGATGATGAGGTTATGGTGGTCAATGAGCCGCCGCGCCATGGCAAGAGCCGTACGGCCGGCCTCCTGGTCGAATGGGTACTGGGAAACGACCAGAGTCAAAAGATCATGACCGGTTCCTACAACGAGACGCTTTCCACGATGTTCTCGAAAAATGTCCGCAACGATATCATGGAGGAAAAAGCAGATCAGATCCGGATCGTGTTCTCGGATATCTTTCCAAATGTTCGGATCAAGCGCGGTGACGGTGCCATGAACCTGTGGAGTCTGGAGGGCGGCTATAACAACTACCTGGCTACCTCTCCAACCGGTACGGCTACAGGTTTCGGCGCTTCCTTACTGATTATCGACGACCTTATCAAAAACGCCGAGGAGGCGAACAACGAACTGACCAAAGAGAAGCACTGGAGCTGGTTCACGGACACGATGCTTTCCCGTCTGGAAGAAGGCGGCAAGATCATTATTATCATGACCAGATGGGCCAGTGACGACCTTGCAGGTCGGGCCCTGGATCACTTTAAGGAATCGGGTGCAAGAATCCGCCATATCAGCATGAAAGCTCTTCAGGACGATGGAACCATGCTTTGTGATGAGGTGCTGTCCCGAAAGTCCTATGAGGCCAAAATCAAAGCTATGGGCGCGGACATCGCGTCAGCTAACTATCAGCAGGAGCCGATCGACTTGAAGGGCAGGCTGTACACCAGCTTTAAAACATACAGTGGAGAATTGCCGCAGTTTAAAGAGATCCGGAACTATACAGATACCGCTGATACCGGAGACGACTATCTGTGCAGCATTGATTATGGAGTAACATTTGCCAGCGAGGCTTATATTCTTGAGGTGCTGTACACCAAAGAGCCGATGGAAGTGACAGAGCCAGCGACGGCCGGGATCCTAAAGAAAGACATGGTGAATGTGGCGGATATCGAGTCGAACAATGGTGGCCGCGGCTTTGCCCGGAACGTGGAACGGATTCTTCAGCAGGAACTGCACAGCAATCACACGATTGTCAGGTGGTTCAGCCAGAACAAAAACAAACAGGCACGCATCTATTCCAATTCCTCTTGGGTGATGCAGCATATTTACTACCCGGAAGACTGGAGAAATCGCTGGCCGGAGTATTACGACGCTATGGTGAAATATCAGAGAGAGGGTAAAAATAAGCATGATGATGCCCCAGATGCCACTACGGGTATTGCTGAGAAGATCGGCGCCGGTAGTGCATTTAGTTTCGAGTAGGAAAGAAGGTGAGAAGATTGTTAATTGAATATGGCAGTGAGACACGGCGAATCAACGCAATTGTGAACGCAGGAGCCAGAACTATGATGGGAGATATACGTTTTCTGGAGAAGGAAATACAGAAGTGGAAACAGTCTCCTGTGCGTAAGACAATGATGCTTGCGGAACGATATTACCAGGGGGATCATGATATACTTCATACGTCACGAAAAGCCATTAACGAGAAGGGAGAGCTGGAGCCGGTCAGTAATCTTCCAGATAACCGGATCGTAGATAACCAGTACCAGAAGGCGGTTGATCAGAAGAAAAACTATCTGCTGTCAAAGCCTTTTACAATTACGACTGAAAACGACGCTTATACAGAAGCCTTAAAGGATATTCTGGATAAACGTTTCATGCGTTCCCTAAAACGTGTGGCCGGTGACTCTATCAATGGCGGCATTGGTTATCTGTATCCATATTACAATACAGAGGGGAGGCTGTGTTTCAAACGGTTTAATAATTACGAGATTATCCCGTTTTGGGCTGATGAGGAGCACACGGAGCTGGATTGCTTTGGGCGGCTGTATCAAATTGATGGCTATGAGGGAGAGACTGAAAAGACATATGAGTTTTTCGAACTGTACTCTAAAGATGGCGTTGAACGATATCAATTAGATGGAGCGCATCTGATTCCCGATGTGATGCACCCGTCCGGCGCCCATTACCTGGTGGAACAGCACGACCCGGACGGAAAGCATGTGGAAGTACCTTATAACTGGGAGCGAGTACCGCTTATTCCATTTAAGCGCAACGCCCATGAAATACCGCTGATCCGGTGCTGTAAGAGCCTTCAGGACGGAATCAATCTGATGGTGAGCAGCTTTGAGAATAACATGTGTGAGGACGCCAGAAACACGATCCTGATTCTTGTCAATTACGATGGTCAGAATCTGGGAGAGTTCCGTAAGAATCTTTCACAGTATGGAGCAGTGAAAGTACGAAGCGACGGAACGGGATCAGGCGGAGATGTAAAAACCCTGACAGTAGAAGTTAATTCAGAGAACTATAGAGCAATCTTGGAAATTTTCAAACAGGCGCTAATCGAGAACTGTAAATCCTATGATGCAAAAGATAACCGGCTGACAGGTGATGCCAATCAGATGCATATACAGACGATCTATCAGGATATCGAGTTAGACGCGCAGGATATGGAAATGGAATATCAGGCAGCCTTTGAAGACCTGTTCTGGTTTGTGGATCAGTATCTGATGAATTCCGGAGGCGGGGACTTCGAGGCGATAGAGGTAGATATCACATTCAACCGAAACATACTGGTGAACGAGACGGAACTGATTGATAATTGTATGAAGTCCGTCGGATTCCTTCCGACAAAGCTGATTCTGCAAAAACACCCATGGGTGGACGATGTGGAGGAGGCTATGAAACTACTGGAGGAGGAAGAACAAAAGAAAATGGAGCAGATGGATCCTTACCAGAAGGCTTTCGGGCAGAAAAAGCCTGGAAAGGAACTGGAAGGCGGTGATAACCTGAATGGCGAGACAGAATAGTGCTTACTGGCAGAAACGAATGGAGGCCCTGGAAGATAAGCAGTATCAGAATGGCGCGGAGTATTACAAGGACGTCCAAAAGCAGTTCAGGGAAGCATCAAACAATGTTCAGGTGGACATTGAACGATGGTACCAGCGTCTGGCCGACAATAACAATCTTAGTTATGCAGGAGCAAAAAAGCTGCTTAAGAAGGACGAACTGGACGAGTTTCACTGGTCTGTAGAACAGTACATAAAGGCAGGGGAAGAGAACGCAGTGGATCAGAGGTGGCTGAAGGAACTGGAAAATGCATCAGCCCGCCACCATATCTCTTATCTGGAGGCCATGAAGCTTCAGACTCAGCAGCACGCAGAACTACTATCTACAGAGTTTGAAGGAGGCATGACAGAGTTTCTTCATAAATCCTATGGTGATCAGTATTACCATACCGCGTTTGAGATTGCCAAAGGTACCGGCCTGGGAAGCAATATGGCCCAGATCGACAGCCGAACCATAGATACCCTGATTAAAAAGCCCTGGGCCCAGGACGGAAAGAACTTCTCAGACCGGATCTGGACGAATAAGGATAAACTGGTAAACAATTTGCATACAGAACTGACTCAAAGTATTATTCGAGGCGCTGATCTGAAGCAGGCCATAGACAATTTGGCGAAGACGATGGAGGTAAGCAAGGCCCAGGCCGGGCGTCTTATCATGACAGAATCCGCGGCGATATCAGCGGCGGCACAGAAAGACTGTTTTAAGGATCTGGCTGTGGAAAGGTATGAGATACTGGCCACGCTGGACAGTCATACATCGGATATCTGCCAGGAGATGGACGGGAAGGTTTTTGAGATGAAGGACTATGAGGTGGGGACGACCGCGCCGCCGTTTCATCCCAATTGCCGTTCTACCACGATTCCGTATTTCGATGATGAGTTTACAAAAGATGAGGAACGGGCAGCCAGAGATGAGGATACCGGGAAGACGCATTATGTGCCGGCGGATATGAAGTATGAAGAGTGGGAAAAACAGGCTGTTGTGAATAGCATGCCTCAAGATCAAGAAATTAAAATTACGAAAAAGATGAACCAGAATGCTTATAGCGTTGACCGCCATATGGTAAATTCTAAAGAATACCACGATAAATATGAGCAACTAAATATTGGCAAGAACACAGCAGAGCAGGCATATGTAAAGGCAAAGGATATGTTGGAATTCGCTGACGGAACACAAATGGAATATACATGTGTCCTGGATGCAAGAACTGGAAATGAAGTTTTCTATAGTAAAGGTGTTAATAAAGCAACGGCCAATAAGGTTGCAATTACAAAGGAACAGTATGACGGCATAATATCTCATGATGGCGAGATAATACTTATGCATAACCACCCGTCTAGCGGACGCCCATCAGGGCAGGATATTATGACCGTTTTTAGAGTACCAAATGCAAAGGGCTCACTGGTAGCAGGGCATGACGGCGTTGTTTATTATATATCAGATGTAAACAGAAATGTAGATATTGACAAAATATATAAAAAGCATTACGATAAGCATGTAAGAGAAATACTAAATATTGCAGATACTGCACCAATACCTGAAAAGATAGGAAAAGATGTGATGAATCAATGCAAAATAAAGGCAACAACAGATTTATATACCGAGAACCAGAAGAAAAAATACTTCAAAATAAGGAGGTTGTAGACATGGAAACAAATGACCATGTTATTCTGTTTGACGATACCGAAGAAGATAGTTCGCAATTTATTGGAGAAGAATAAATACCACTAGTCAGTAAAATGGCCAGTGGTATTTTATTGGTGTGCTGGGTATGGCACAGTTACAGTAAATAATTAAAAGAGGCACGCAGGAATTTCCTGACGTGTTATTTTTATATCCATTTTGCCAGCAGATTAGGCGTAAAACAGTCGGCTTAACTTGCAATCATGCGGAGATACCGCGTAATAAATCGTAGAGGAGAGATAAGATGAAACGGAAGTTTTTAGAAGACTTAGGAGTGGAAAAAGAGGCTGTTGATAAGATCATGGCAGAGAATGGCAACGACGTGAATGCAGCGAAAGCAGAGTATGATTCCATGAAGCAGGAGCGGGACACCATGGCGGCCCAGGTGGCAGAGCGTGATAAGCAGCTGGAAACGCTGAAAAACTCCACCGGAGATATGGAAGCGTTGAAACAGCAGATCATTACACTTCAGGCGGATAATCAGGCAGCCAAAGAGAAGTACGATGCCGATATGAAGGAACTGAAGCTTTCCACAGCGATCAGGCTGGCTCTTGGTGAATCGGCCCAGGACAGCGATTTAGTCGCCGGGCTGTTTGATAAGTCGAAGCTGATCTTATCCGATGACGGGAAGGTAACGGGGCTTGAAGAACAGTTAAAGTCACTGAAAAAGGAAAAAGCTTTTCTGTTCAAGGAAGAGAAGCCGGCGCAGGTCCAGATCAAAGGCGGGAAGCCTGCGGAGGGTGCCGGGACACCGCCAGCAGATAAGAAACCATTAGAAATGACCTACAGTGAGATGTGCAAATACCTGGAAACGAACCCAGGCGCTGCAATCGAGTAAAAGAAAGGAAGAGATAAGACATGGCAAAATTTAACGAGAAAACATTTAACCCGGAAGCATTTGGAAAGTATGTGGACCGAATTCCCAAAACAAAAAGAAATGAACTGATTAAGTCGAGGGCCATTAAGGGAAACGAACAGATCAGACAGGCGTTCAGCTCCCAGACAGGTACTTCTTACGCAACATTACCGATGAAGGGACTGCTGGAAGGGGCACCGCTCAACTATGATGGAAAGACGGATATCACGTCTGAGAGAACCACAACCTTTGAGCGAAGTGTGGTAGTATGGGGACGGTCCAAAGCATGGACAGAGGACGATTTCTCCACTGATATTACCGGTGGCGTAGATTTTATGGATAATGTGGCACAGCAGGTATCCGGCTGGTGGGATGATGTGTATCAGGATGTGCTTCTGGCAGTACTGAAGGGTATCTTTGCAATGACAGGCACAAAGAATGTGGAGTTTGTCAACGGGCATACTTATGATATTACAGCGGTGACCGGTGAAGATAAGGACGGGAATGCATTAAGCTGCGTAGGCCCGACAACCTTAAATACAGCAATCCAGAAAGCTTCCGGTGATAACAAATCAAAGTTCACGATTGCGATCATGCACTCCACCGTCGCGACCAACCTGGAGAACCTGCGGCTTCTGTCCTACATGAAGTATACCGATGCTGACGGAATTCAGCGTGACCTTGCAATCGGTACATGGAATGGCCGGGCGGTAATCATTGATGATTCCATGCCGGTAGAACATGTAGACGCAGTGGAAGAGAGCGGAACGTCTGGAACAGAAGGCTATGTGCCGGCAGCGCCAGCTTATGAAAAATACACCACATACGTTTTGGGAGACGGTGCGATTGATTTCGAGAAGATCGGCGCAGAGGTTCCGAACGAGATGCAGCGTGATCCGAAGACAAACGGCGGAGAAACCACACTGTATACCCGTGACCGTGCCTGCTATGCTCCGTACGGCATTTCCTATACGAAGAAATCCCAGGCATCCTTATCACCGACAAATGAGGAACTGGCTAATGGCGGAAACTGGACTCTGGTTAATAACGGCGGCACCGGTCAGGGATTAAAGGTCATCGATCATAAAGCCATCCCGATTGCCCGTATCATTTCCAGAGGTTAAGCCTATGGAGGCAGGGAAGTTAAAGGGGCTGCTGGGAATACCGGAAGGCGATACTTCCCAGGACCTCTCACTGGAATTCATCATTGACGATGTAACGGAAACTATTTTGAATTACTGCAATCTGGAGGAACTGCCGGCAGGATTAACCAACACGGCTTACCGCATGGCGATTGATCTTTACAGGTATGATCAGCCAGGTGCTCCCGGCGTACCGGTGACTGTGGCCTCCATATCAGAAGGAGATACTTCCACAAGTTTTACCAGCGCGGCTGATGCCTTAAATGGCGGCCTGCTAAAGGACTATCAGGGGCAGCTTAACCGGTACCGGAAACTGAGGTGGTAAGATGATAACGGACGCGATCAGACAGGCTCAGATAATGCACAGGGCCGCCATAGAGGCAACCTATAACGGTTCCTGCAATATTTATAACAGGGAGCCGAAAAGAGACCCGGAAACGGGAGTGACGGCGCTGGAAGATGTTTGCAAGCTTGAGAATCAATTGTGTCACCTCTCCTTTTCAAGTTCGGTCCCAGCGGCAGAGACCGGCACAGTTACCAATGTCACGCAAACCATTAAACTGTTTCTGGCACCGGAAATTGTCATTGCCCCAGGCAGTAAAATCGAAGTGACACAGCACGGGCGGACAGAGGTGTACGGGCAGAGCGGCAAGGCGGCTGTGCACTCTTCCCATCAGGAGATACTCCTGGAATTATGGAAGGGGTATGCGTAATGGCAAAATGGGGGGATTTTGATTTCGAGGATTTAAAGAAGCTGCAAAAGCAGGTGGAACAGATCGAGAAGGGGCGGGAGGAATTCTGCCGGAAATGCGCGAACGAACTGGCGGCCCGACTGCTCCGAATGGTGAAGCAGAGAACGCCCGTGGGAATCTACAATGCAAAAACGGTGGAATTCCTAGCACATCTGCCGGAACGGAAAGTAGAGTTTAATACAAAGTCAGGAAAGCACGTGAGCTTTACTGCAAAAGCCAAGGTGAAGAAAGTGAAGTTTACTCCTAAATCTTCCGGAAAGACGGGCGGTACTCTGCGCCGCGGTTGGACCATAGGGGAGATAAGGCACAATGGAGACCTGTACGAAATTGAAATTATCAATCCAATCATGTATGCACAGTATGTTGAATACGGACACCGGACGGCAAACCATAAAGGCTGGGTAAAAGGAAAGTTCATGCTTACAATCTCGGAACAGAAGATACAGGAGATTGCACCGGCTCTTCTGGAAAAGAAACTCGATGAATACTTGAGGGGGTGTCTTGATGTATAACGAGATCATGGACGCAGTGACAAAGCAGTTATCCGCGCTGTTCCCACCGGAAGCCGGGTACACAGTCTATACAGATGCGGTAGAACAGGGACTTTCGGAACCCTGTTTTTTTGTACAGTTTTTGGAGCCTTCTGAGAAGCCGATGATCGGGACACGATATTACCGTAAGAATGCCATGTGTATTCAATTCCTGCCGGGAGACATAGTAAAGCCTTCTCGTGAACTTAACCGGGTATTGGATATCTTAATGGAGCAGATGCTCAGGATCGAATTGAAAAGTGGCCGGAAGATAAACGGCTCAGACCGGAGCGGTCGTATTGACGGAGGTGTTTTGTTATTTCTTGTTCAGTACAATACCTTCGAAGCACGGGAGACGCAGGCGGGCAAGGAATCTATGACAGGGATTCAGATTAATGAAATGAGGTGACGACATGGCAAGAAGAAAAGAAACCGAGCGCGCAGAAGCAAAAGCAGTAGTGCACGAGGCTTGTCAGTACACAAAGGAGCAGCTGGCTGGATCCGATTATTTCCGGCCACGGCGGGATCTGGTAGAGGCTTTGCTAACAAGCGGACGTAAGTATACGATAAGCGAAGCAGAGCAGGTAATTAAGGAATTTTTGAAAGGAAAGGTGAGTTTATGTTAGGTGGTGGTAGCTTTACCGCGCAGAATAAGATACTTCCCGGCGCGTATATTAATTTTGTCAATGCAGCTTCGGCGGCGTCCATGATGGGTACAAGAGGTACGGTAGCGGTGCCGATGGTCCTTGATTGGGGAACGGAGAAAAACGTGATTGAAATGACGGCAGAGGATTTTTCTAAAAACAGCCTGGAAGTATTTGGCTATTCTTACGATGACCCCAAAATGCTCCCGGTACGTGAGCTGTTTCGAAATATGACGAAAGGCATTTTTTACCGCCTGAATGGTGGTGCGAAGGCTTCTAATGATTTTTGTACTGCGAAATACAGCGGAGAAAGAGGCAATAGCCTTATGACTGTGATTTCGAAGCATGTAGATGATGAAAGCAAGTTTGACGTCATAACGCTTTTAAGTGGAAAAGAAATAGAGATCCAGACCGTTACAGCGGCAACGGAGCTGAAAGAAAATCGTTACGTTTCTTTCAAGAAGGATGCTACTCTGGCAGAAACAGCTGGGACGTCGCTGACCGGAGGCAGCAACGGGGACGAAGTATCCGGGGAAGAATATTCTGGCTTTCTTGAGAAAATCGAGAGTCGTTCCTTCCAGATCCTGTGCTGCCCTGCAAAAGAAGAACAGGTAAAGGCATTGTTTTCGGCTTTTACTAAGAGAATGAGAGAAGAAAACGGGATTAAGTTCCAGACGGTGGTGCATCAGTATACCGCGGCCGATTATGAAGGTGTTATTTCTGTGGAGAATGAGGCTGCAGAGGATTCGGCCGGGCTTGTCTACTGGGTAGCCGGTGCGGAGGCTGCCTGCGCAGTGAATAAGACGGTCGAAAACATGGTATATGATGGCGAGTACACCGTGAAGGCCGAATACACTCAGCTGCAGCTTACAGACGGGATCAAGGCGGGAAAATTATTCTTTCACAAGGTGGGAGATGAAATCAGGGTGTTAATGGATATTAATACCTTAGTGAACTATACCGACGAGAAAGGCGAAGATTTCTCAAACAATCAGACCGTGCGTGTTTTGGATCAGATAGGGAATGATATTGCAGCAATATTCAACAACCGGTATTTGGGTAAGATCCCAAATGATGATGCAGGCCGGGTAAGTCTGTGGAACGACATTGTGTCTTACGTGAAACAGATGGCTGGAATACGTGCTATTGAGGCTGTGGAGTCTAAAAAGATCAAGGTGGAGAAGGGACAGACAAAACGGTCGGTTGTCGTGAATCTTCCAGTGGAGCCGATTAACTGCATGAGTCAGCTGTACATGACTGTGGTGGTTCAGTAGAAAGGAGCATTGAGAAATGTTAAATAATCCGATTATGAATGCAAAGGACGCAATCAGCGCATCACTGGCAGAGTGCTTTGTTACGATTGAAGGAAACCGGTATAATTTTATGCAGGCGATCAATTTGGAGGCCAGCATTGAGAAGACGAAATCAGAAATTCCAATTCTGGGAAAGACGGGGAAAGGTAATAAGACAACAGGCTGGAAAGGAAGCGGATCAGCGACCTTCCATTATAACACCAGTATCTTCCGGCAGCTTCTGTATCGGTATAAGGAGACGGGAGAGGACGTGTATTTTGATATTCAGGTCACAAACGAGGACCCAACAGCCGGAGTGGGACGCCAGACTGTTATTTTGAAAGACTGTAACCTTGATGGTGGCATTCTAACAAAGTTTGACGCAGATGCGGAATATCTGGATGAGGATGCAGATTTTACTTTTGAGGATTTTGAAATTCCAGAGACATTTGGAAACCTTACGGGAATGCAGTAAAAGAAAGAGAGGATAAGCAATTATGGGAGATTTAAGCAGATTTTTAAAGAAGAATAAAAAGACGAAAGAGAACATTAAGATTCCGGCAACGATGTCTTTAACGGATGAGAACGGAACTCCTTTATTGTGGGAGGTTAAGCCGATTACTACAAAAGAGGATAACGCTATCCGTGAGGCATGTACTGTTGACGTTCCAGTGACAGGCAAGCCGGGAATGTTCCGCCCCAAATTTGATGGTAACAAATACCTTGCAAAAATGGCGGCGTCCTGCATCGTATTCCCCAATTTAAATGATAAGGAATTGCAGGATTCTTACGGAGTCATGGGAGCGGAGCAGCTGATCACCGAGATGATCGACGATCCGGGCGAGTACAATGATTTCATGAACCGGGTCCAGGAGTATCATGGTTTTAAAGAAACATTTCAGGACAAGGTAGAAGAAGCAAAAAACTAATCGAGGGAGACAGCTTGGAGGCGAATATCGCATACTACTGTCTCCACAAACTTCACAAGTGGCCGCATGAGTATCTGGAACTTGACGAGATGGAACAAGCTTATGTGGCCGCTGCGGTGGAAATCAAAATTAAAAATGATAAAGAGGCTGAGAAGAAGTCAAAACAAAAGAGCAAAGGGAAAAGACGGTAGATTCTGGAATAATAATATGGTATGATATGCTCATAAGAGAAAGGAGCGTGTACCATGGGATTGTTCGGAAAGAAAGAAAAGATACCTGATGGAATAAGGGTTTGCTATTACGAAGGCGAATTGAGAGAATTTCCCACAGATTATGCTTGTCAGTTATTATTAATGGACGATGTTCTTAGAATAACAAAAATTAAACCATATGTAGAGGTTCGACTGGACAGACAACGTATACTAAGTATAGACATTTATATGAATGAAGCTGAGTATATGGCAAAATATAAGGGTAATGCAATGACAACTTCTAAATGTAAATCTATACCAAAGCACTATTATGTATTAAACTACTTGGATAAAGCTGGAGAAAAGAAACATATGGATTTTTGGGGTACAGCCGGTGAAACAGGAGATATGAGAAAAATGGCTATAAAAATAGCAGATAGTAAGGAAGTTAAAAGTTATGATATTTAAAAATTAGCACCTTGAGAAATCGGGGTGCTTTTAGTTTGAATAAAAAGGGGGTGAATGAATGTCTGTTAGCTCAACATTACAAATAAATGACCGCATGACACCTGCGTTACAGTCAATAACAACGGCCATGAATATGATGGTAAGCAGCTTTTCGGCAGCACAGACCGCATCTGAAACAGCTGTTAATAGCGCTCAATGGAATGCAGCAACACAAGCAGTACAGGCAGCTTCAGCAGCGGTTGAAGAATATCAACAGGAATTAGAATCTGTACAAAATAGGCCGGTTACAGTTCCAGAGCCGTCATGGAGCAGTGTTGTGACAGCGCAGACGCCTTCTGTCTCTGGAACTGAACAATTTCAGCAGGAATATCAGGCCGCAACTGTGGCGGCTCAACAATTGTACCAGACTCAACAGGCAATTTCTGCACAGGCACGTAATATGACTGTGACGCCTCCGGGAATGCTTAATGATGTGGCGGCAGTGGAAAACCGTATGCAGGCGCTTTCCTTGCGTGTACAGGAGATTAATAACATTCCTATTGATATGCGTACTGATAAAGTCAATCAGGAATTGGTGACGTTGAATGGTCAATTGAGTCAGGCAACCTCTATTCAGGGAGACTTAAGCGATGCCATGTCCCATATGGATATCAGCGCTGCTAATGCAGCATATAGACAGCTCGTCTCTGTTATGGATACTGCGGAAGTAAATATAAAGGATAATATAGTTGCGCAGGAACAGTTTAACAGATCAATCACCGAAGGGAAAAGCGCCGCCACTGCTCTCGGAAGCAAAATAAAGCAGTTTGTTGGCATGTATTTAGGAGTTCAAGGCATAAAAATGGCCGTCAATTTTGTCGGTGATACTACATCATTACAAAATGTCCAGACAGAAGTCGAAACAAAATTAGGGGCAGTTATGCGGCAGCGTATGGGGGCTACTCCTGAAATGATACAGAGCATTAAAGACTTGACATCTGCACAGCAACAATTGGGTGTTGTTGGTGATGAGGTACAGTTATCCGGTGCACAGCAGTTATCTACTTTTTTAACTACAGATACCGCTTTAAGCACTTTGATACCTGCAATGAATAATCTGGCAGTGCAACAAAATGGCGTAAATGTAAGTTCCCAGGATATGGTCAATATCGGTAATATGATGGGAAAAGTTATGCAGGGGCAGGTTGGAGCACTTACCAGAGTGGGTGTTACATTTGATGCAGCTCAGGAAAAAGCATTAAAATATGGAAACGAACAGGAACGCGCTGCCACGCTGGCCGAGGTTATTACCAATAATGTAAGCGAAATGAATTCGATCATGGCGGCCACTCCGCAAGGCCAAATACAGCAGATGGCAAACACATGGGGAGACATTAAAGAAGTTGTTGGAGGAAAATTATATCCCGCAGTTATGAGCTTTTTTACAGCAGTAAATACAAATATGCCACGAGCTGAAAGTGTTATAATGGGGGTGGCTGGGGGGCTTAATCTGCTAATAACGGGATTTGGATATATTATAGATTTTGCGGGTAATGCGGCTGGAGTCATTCAAGATAACTGGTCGTGGATCGCTCCAATTATTGGAGGCGTAACATCTGCGGTGATAGCTTATAATGTGGCAACAGGGATTGGCACAATTATAACAGGAGCCTCTGCGGTGGCTGAAGGTATTAAAGGTGCTGCATTAGCTTTGTCAACGGGTACGACTTTTGCGGCCACGGCTGGTCAATATGGTCTGAATGCTGCATTGCTTGCTTGTCCTATCACGTGGATAGTAGGAGCTATCCTGCTGTTTGTTGCTGCTATCTATATTGTTATCGGGGCAATCAACAAATTTAAAGGCACGTCTATAAGTGCTACCGGTGTAGTGGCGGCAATATTTGGAACGCTTGCAGCACATATTGTTAATACGTTTATTGTCCCGACATGGAATGGAATAGCTGCTTTCATCAACTTTTTTTATAATGTCTGGAATGATCCGGTAGCATCAGTAAAAATATTATTTTATGATTTAGCATCTACAGTAATCGGCTACATTGTCAATATGGCTCATGCAATTGAGGATGTAATCAATAAGATACCTGGTGTACAGGTGAGTATCACAGCGGGCCTTGACAATTTCCAAAACCAGATAAAATCGGCGGCACAAGAAGCAAAAGACGCGTCGGGCTGGAAAGAGATTGTTGGATCGATGTCATATATTGATTATTCGGATAATGCAAGTAAGTGGTATGACAAAGGGGCTGCGGGTGAAGCGGCGTTAAAGGATATTATGAGCGGAGGTACCGCATTCAATATCGAATCAGAGTCCGCAGCACAAACAGCCTTAAACACAGGAAGCACAGCGGGCAACACTGCGAAAATAGCTGATGCCATGGATGTTATGGACGAAGATTTAAAATATATGCGTGATGCTGCGGAACAGGAGATTATAAACCGTTTCACCCTGGCCGAACTGAAGGTAGACGTTAAAAATAGCAACACACTTACAAAGAAAGCAGATTTTGATGATATGGGAAGTTTTCTTTCCACTTTTACCAGCGAGTTTCTCAGTGCATCTGCGGAAGGGGGACATATTTAATGGCATACGAAGTATATATTGATGATATGTTACTGCCGCTTCCACCACAAAAGATACCGATCAAATACCCGGGTCAGAATAAAAGTACTACCCTGATTAATGGGGAGGAAATTAATCTGATCCGGCCGTCGGGTCTTGCTGAAATCACAATTGATGTAGTCATACCGCAGATGAATTATCCGAGTGCTGTATGGGATGGAAGTATTGACGATGCAGAGGACTTTCTTGACCATCTTCACGATCTGAAGGAGAGCGGGGACTCGTTTGAATTTATTGTAATCCGGGACGGCCCCGGCAGAAATGATTTCTTTGACACCAATATTGATGTAACCCTCGAGGATTATAAAATATCGGACGATGTGAAAGAGGGATTAGACCTGGTTGTATCACTGACCATGAAGGAGTATAAAAGCTACGGGACAAAAATCATGAATTTTGTGATTGTGGAAGACCAGCCTGTACCGGCGGCCGAGGAGCCGGAGCCGGAGCGGGAGGGATCGCCGCCGGCTGCAGAGACTTATACTGTGCAGAAAGGGGACTGCCTCTGGAACATTGCAAAAAAGAAGCTGGGGAATGGCAGCCGCTGGCAGGAAATTTACAATCTCAACCGTGACAAAATCAGCAATCCGAACCTGATCCAGCCCGGGTGGGTTCTCACAATGCCGGCATAGGAGGCAGCGCAGATGGAAGTACATTTATACATTCAGAATGGCCAGACCGTGTATGAGCCTGTAGTACAGGGAAGCATCACATGGGAGACTGAACGGAAAGGGCAGCCAGGGAAATGCTCCTTTACAATCATTCCGGACAGTACATTAAAGATTGAGGAAGGGAATGCCCTGCGACTGGACGTATCTGGTAAGCCTGTATTCTTCGGGTTCATCTTTGAAAGAAGCTGGAACAGTGACGGCATCATGAAAGTGACGGCATATGACCAGCTCCGGTATCTGAAAAATAAGGATAGTTACAATTATGACAAATTGACAGTCGGTGAAGTGATCCAGATGATCGCCAGGGATTTTAACCTTCAAACTGGCACGCTTGCCGATACGGGATATCTGCTTTCCAGAAATGAAAAAGACAGCACACTTTTTGACATTATCTTAAACGCCCTGGATTTAACCATGATCTATACCGGAAAAATCTATGTTCTCTATGATGATGTGGGAAAGCTGACACTGGAAAATGTAGAAGATATGAAGCTGGACATCGTGATTAATGGCGAAACAGCTCAGGACTATGACTACAAAATCAGTATAGACAGCAATACCTATAATCAGATCAGGCTGTATTACGACAACAGCAATACAAAGAAGCGTGAGACCTACATGGTGAAGGACACAGAAACCATTAATAAGTGGGGCGTACTCCAGATGAATGAATCCATAGATAAAGGCGTTGATGGCCAGACTGTAGTGGAGAATTACTTAAAGCTTTACAACCAGCCATCAAAGAGCCTGACCATCAAAGATGCCTTCGGAGATGTCCGGGTGCGTGCCGGCTGTCTGATTCCGGTATTTCTGGATATTAAGGATATGCAGTTAAAAAACTATCTGCTGATTGAATCTGTCACCCACAAGATTGATGAAGGTGTGCACACCATGGATTTAAAACTGAAAGGAGCTGGAATCAATGGCTGATGCTGAATGGATTGGAAATATCAGAAAAATAGTACTTCAGGCCATAGAAGCGGGAAATCCCTGTGATGTAGTTTTCGGGACAGTGGCGAAATCGGCGCCTCTGGAGATCCAGATAGGCCCCAAAACATTTTTGCAGCCATATCAACTGATCCTTCCGCAGGGTCTGACAGACCATACTGAGGAAATGAGTATACCAGAAATTGGAACTGTAAATGCCACTGTTAAAAATGCATTGAAGGCGGGAGAGCAGGTGCTGTTAATTCAGAAGTGGGGCGGCCAGCAGTACCTGGTGGTGGACCGCTGGCAGGAAGGAGGCTGACATGCTGCCTGAGACTGGAAACATTTTAAAGCAGGACTTTGAAATCCGCCAGATTCCTTCTAAAACCTACAGGCTGGTTACGGCAGGCGCTTCTGGCTGGACGGAGGGGGCGGACGCAGCGGGTATTTCCGCAAATACGGAGGGGCTGGAAGTAAAAGGGGTTTCGGGAAAGACAGACGGACTGGAAGCGGTAAAACAGTCCGTTTTTTGTATCCTTCATACGGAGCGGTTTGACTGGCTGATTTACAGCTGGAATTATGGCGTGGAACTGAATGAATTGTTCGGTAAGTCTCCGGGTGTTGTGAAATCGAAGTTAAAAAAGAGGATACGGGAAGCATTGACGCAGGACGACAGAATCGTAAGCGTTGATGCTTTTTCTTTTTCCGTGTCCGGAAGTAGGCTGCATGTCTCTTTTTGCGTTCATACGAAATTCGGTGTCATGGAAGCCGGAACGGAGGTAGAAATCTGATGTACGGGGATATCAGTTATGAGGTCATTTTAAAACGAATGATGGAGCGGGCGCCGGCTGGGGTGGATAAAAGAGAGGGATCTATTTTATATGATGCCATGGCACCGGCTGCTGCGGAGATACAGAACACCTATATTGAACTGGGCTGGGCGCTGGAACAGATATTCGCAGATACAGCAATCCGGGAATATTTGGTAAAGCGCTGCAAGGAATGGGGAGTTGTGCCTTATCCGGCAACTAAGGCTTCATTAAAGGGCGAGTTTAATATGGAAATCGCTTTAGGGGAACGTTTTTCCCTTGGCACATTGAATTACACGGTGGTAGAAAAAATCGGTGATAAAATCTACCAACTGGAGTGTGAAACACCTGGAACTGCCGGAAACCGAAACCTTGGGGCCCTGATCCCGATCAATTACATTCAGGGACTGACCCATGCGGAATTGACAGAAGTACTCAAAGAAGGTTCGGAAGAGGAATCAACGGAAGCACTCCGGGAACGGTTCCTTTTCAAAGTTCAGAAGCCATCTACCAGTGGAAATATCTATGATTACTATAACTGGACGATAGAATGTGCCGGGGTAGGTGCTGCTAAGATATATCCTCTGGCCCTGGGGCCCGGTACTGTAAAAGTGGTGATTGCTGATGCAGAGAGATCGGCAGCAACGCCGGAACTGATCGAGCAGGTAAAGAACCATATCGAAGAGCTCCGCCCGATCGGTGCCGATGTCTCTGTTGTTTCCGCCAGAGAAAAAGCAATTGCCGTGACGGCCAGAGTCAGGCTGCAGAATGGTGTGAACCTGGGAAGTGTCCAGGAAATGCTTATGCTGGAGCTTACGAACTTCTTACAGGAGGGGGCCTTTGATGTATCTTATGTTAGCCTGGCGAAAGTCGGAAATCTGCTGCTGAATACAACTGGGGTGGAAGACTTTACAGAGCTGCTGCTGAATGGGCAGGGAGCTAATGTCAGCTTGGCTGATGAGGAGATCGCAGTGGCCGGAGCAGTCGCGCTGGAGGTGATGCAGTAGTGAAAATCAGTACTTATACGGAAAAACTGAATAAAGTGGACGGTAATGTATACGTGATCGAAGAAGAGGTATCACTGATCGATGGTGTATATGGTGCCCCTCTGGCGCATGATAATGTAAATACTTCCACGCTGGCCGTCTACACCGGGCCAAAGCTGACAGGGGACCGGATCCAGTCTTATGCGCTGTCTACGCCCAGCCTTATGCCATGGAAGCGGCTGATCCGCATCTATGCGGATGTACCCACAGCCTATATCAGCTATGAGACAGATGGGGATACTGTGGAGGCAGAAGATGTAAACCGATTACAGGAAAGCACGATATTAACTCAAAAAGCACTTAATGACGAGGTGATACGTGCTGAAACTGTTGAAGCGTCCCTTGCCAATGATATCTTAAATGAAACTGTAAGGGCGGAAAGTGCAGAGAGAGTATTATCAGATAATTTAGCGGCGGAGACCTCCAGAGCTGAAGAGGCAGAAAAGAAGTTGACAGATGATCTTTTTGTTGAGATAACACGCGCAATAGGAGCAGAGGCGACGTTGACCGAAAACCTTTCTGCCGAAGCTGCAAGGGCCACTGAAGCAGAGCAGAAACTCACCACTGATTTATCGGCCGAAGTGATAAGATCAAAGGCGGCTGAGAAGACGTTGACCGATAATCTATCAGCAGAGATATCGCGGGCGACTGGAGCAGAGAAGGTTCTGACGGATAACCTTGCTTCCGAAACAACTCGTGCAACCGGAGCAGAAAAATCGCTTACGAGTAATCTTAATGCAGAAGTGACGAGAGCAAAGGCCGCGGAAAAGGCGAATGCTGACAATATTACAACAGAGTCGAACCGGGCAACGGTTAAAGAAAATGAGCTGCAAGGCAGTATTCAGACTGAGACGACGAGAGCGCAGGCGGCAGAGAAGACCTTAACGGACCATCTATCCGCGGAAGTTACCCGTGCGAAAGCCGCGGAAAAGACGAATGCCGATAACCTAACAGCAGAAGTAACCCGATCAAAAGGAGCAGAAAAGACTCTGACTGATAACCTTGCTGCTGAGGTTACGAGAGCAAAGGCCGCTGAGAAAACCAATAGTGACTCAGTATCAGCAGAGGTTACCCGGGCTACTGCCGCTGAGAATGATATACGTAGTACAATCTCCACCAACAAGCCTAACTGGGATGATAAGTATACAAAGAATGAGGTAGACAATAAGTTTTCCGCGCTGGAAACGGCCATCGACTGGAAAGAGGCAGTTAATACCTTCTCGGACCTTTCGACTGCTTACCCTCATCCGGATGATGGCTGGACAGTCAATGTCAAAGATACGGATTATACCTATCGCTGGAGTGGCACGGCCTGGATAGCAATCTCGGCTAACGCAATTCCAAAAGCTACCCAGAGCGTGGACGGACTCCTATCCAAAGAGGATAAAGCGGCTCTTGATGATACGAACGCAAAGAAGCATATCCATAGCAATAAGTCCACGCTGGATAAGCTGACAGAGGTGCTGCTGGCAAACTGGACTGATGCCTATAATAAACGGCACGAGCACGGGAACAAGACCGTATTAGATAAACTCACCCAGGCCATGCTTGATAAATTGGCAGGGATTGCAACCGGAGCCGAAGTGAATGTTCAGTCTGATTGGAGCGCAACGGATTCTGCGTCCGACGCATTTATTAAAAATAAGCCGACCTCCATGACTGCAAAGGGTGGTGAGTCTGATACGGCTGTTAAGTTAAAAACTGCGCGTACAATTAATGGGATTGCATTTGATGGCTCAAAGAATATTACGATAGAAGCTAATACTCCGATAAAGCAACTTACCAGTGGTTCACTTGATGATGTAAAAACTTTTGGGGATTATTATGCTGCCGGCGGAAATTCTGTAACTGGAAAACCGGAAAGCGTAGATCATTTTGGGCTGTGTGTTTTACGTGTAGCAAGTGGATATATTGGACAAGAACTCGATGTTAATGGTCGGAAATGGACGCGAATGTACAACAGTAGTACGAGTGCTTGGAGTGGTTGGGTAGAGTTTTTCTCAGAAGGGCATAAACCGGCATGGAGTGATGTAACCGGAAAGCCCAGTGCCTTTGTTCCGGCGGCGCACTCACATACAAAAAGTCAGATATCAGACTTTCCCTCTTCCATGCCTGCATCCGATGTAGCAGCATGGGCGAAAGCTACGACGAAGCCTTCCTATGGGTGGACTGAGATAACTGGTAAGCCGAGTACTTTTGCGCCGTCAGCTCATACTCATACGAAAAGCCAGATCACGGATATGCCGACTAAGGTGTCTCAATTTACAAATGATACTGGATATATTACTGCTGCTGATGTCGATACCAGTCAGAATCATGTTCATGCGAATAAGAGTGTGCTGGATAAGATAACGCAAGCTCTCCTGGATAATTGGAATGCAGCACATACCCATGTAAGTGACACGGTAAAGCATATCACGGGAGCTGAGCGAACAAATTGGAATGATGCAAATGGTAAAAAGCATACTCACGGTAATAAGAGCATTTTGGACGGAATCACACAAGCTTTAGTTGATAAATGGAACAGTGCTTTGACTGCATTGCCTGCTCATGCCCATACAAAATCACAGATAACTGACTTTCCAGCATCACTTCCAGCAAATGGAGGTACTGCAAATTATGCAAATTACTTGAATGTTAATAATATAGCGGCTAATACAGATCTTAATACAATTACAACACCGGGATATTATTACTGTCCTATGAGCGCAACTGTAACAACATTTAAAAATAGCCCAACATCAATGGCTTTTTTCATGGAAGTAGGAAAACACGCTGGGGTATACCAGAAGATTGTGGAGTACACTGTCAGTAATCCGAAAACATATGAAAGGAATTATTATAGTGATTCATGGGGAACATGGAAAAATATCACTGTTCTAACTCCTGTTCCAGCTGGCGCAAAATTCACAGACACGGTTTATACACATCCAGCAACAGCCGGTAATAAACATATTCCTGCCGGCGGAGCTTCCGGGCAATTCCTGAAATGGTCTGCCGATGGTACTGCGGTATGGGCGGCAGATAATAATACTACGTATTCGACATTTAAGGCAGCAACGGCTAGCGCCGCCGGCGGAACGGGTCTGGTTCCGGCTCCCGCCGCAGGAGCACAGGCAAAGTATTTAAGGGCGGATGGAACATGGCAGACGCCCACAGATACGACTTATAGTGATATGAAGGGGGCAACGGCCAGCGCCGCAGGCACGCATGGACTTGTGCCAGCGCCAGTTGCAGGGGCGCAGGGAAAGTACTTAAGAGCTGACGGAACCTGGCAAACACCGCCGGATACGAATACTACTTATGGCGCGGCTACTCAAACAGCAGCTGGTCTTATGCCGGCGGCCGATAAAAAGAAATTAGATGGTGTAGCAGCTGGGGCCAATAATTATGTTCATCCTTCTACACACTCTGCCAGTATGATTACACAAGACGCCACTCACCGGTTTACCTCGGATACAGAAAAAAATGGATGGAATAAGTTCTTGTTTTCGGCGGCCATCACAGTTCCTGCTTCCGGCTGGAGCGCAGGGGCGCCTTACACCCAGACCGTGTCTGTTTCTGGTTTGACTTCTGCTATGGATGTCATGCTGACGTTGAATATTACCGGCAGTCCTAATACTGATCAGGTAAAGGCATGGAAAGCAGCGTTAGGCATGATTGATGTCGGAACAACCGCCGATGGATCGGTTACATTTACGTGTTACAGCAAGAAACCGGCCGTTGACCTGCCACTATACATAAAAAGCGTTTAGGAGGAGCATATGTACGGAAATACATTATATGGTCTTGCAAAATATGCACGGGAGGCGGAGGACAGCCATACATCGGAAGAATATTTTGTGGACCTGGCCCGATACGTACCGCCATTCCTGGCAGAGCTGCGGGAGCTTTCCGCCCTTTATGAGACAGAAGGGTACGAAATTGGATATCTCGAACATAATCTAAGGGATTTGTTTGACCAGTGCTTTATTACAACGGCAACCTGGGGGCTGGTGCTGTGGGAACGGATGTATGGAGTAACCACAAATATGTCTTTATCCTATGAGCAACGCCGGGAGATTTTGATGGCAAAGCTGCGGGGACAGAGTACGACGACAAAGCAGATGATAGAGGATACGGCGGCAGCATTCTCAGGCGGAGAAGTACAGGTAATTGAAGATAATCCCCATCATCATTTTATTGTGCGCTTTGTTGGTGTCAAAGGAATTCCCAGAAACATGCAGGCATTTATTGATATGTTGGAGGATATTAAACCGGCTCATCTGTCCTATAGCTTTGAATATACCTATACCGTATGGGGCAATTTGAAGGGACTAACTTGGGGAGATTTAAAGGCACAGACCTGGGGAGAGATAAGAATCATGGAAGGAGTATAAGCAGATGCAGACAACACAGAATTACAGCTTGAAGAAGCCGGAAGAAACTGATGTGATTACCATCAGCGACTTGAATGATAATATGGATATCATAGATGAAGTTATGAAGAAGTTTGTAAACCGACGGATTTTGAAGCTTATGGCCGCAGGCTGGAGCGGTTCTTACCCGTTCACTCAGGCAGTAGACGCTGCAGGGATAGCCGTGGCTGATGATATCAAGGTGATTGGAGTTTACATTCCGGCGAATGCCACATTAGAACAGGTGAAAGCCTGGAACAAGGCGGCAGGGTATCTGATGTGTAATCCGGATGGGGTGGCAGATGGGAAAATAATCTTTAAGGCATATAAGAAACCGACAGTAGATTTTCAGATTTTGACAGAAGGAGCATGAGACGATGGGAAAAGTAATACCGATGCTGGGCGGAGGCGGCGGAGCGGATCTGGATGTGATTACCGCGACGGCGGCTGATGTGCGGGCGGGAAAAGTAATTGTTGATAAAGAAGGAAATCCGGTGGCTGGAGTAGAGCCTGAGCGAGGGAATTGGACCGGGAATGTAGCGATGAATGGTAAGATTACAATTCCTGACGGCCATCACGGGGGTGGCGGATACGTAAATGGTCCGGCCGTCACTCAGCGGGGAGCCTGGAACGGAGCTGTGGGAATGAATGCACAGGTGGCAATCCCGGAAGGGTACCATAATGGAGCCGGTAAAGTGACGGGGCCTTCTGTTGCTTACCAGAATGCAGATGTATCAGGTACCGATCGAGCCAACGCGACAAATCGTTCCTGCTGGGACGGTACAATCTGTTTGGGCGTGCGCAATAACCATTATTTAAACGGGGTAAATTGGATTCAATTCAGTGATCCAAATTTCCGTGCATCGAACTTTAAAAAGGGCGTTCCTATAATGGGCCTTA